GACCAAGCCGGTTCTGCCCGCTGGCGGTCTGGTTGGACCAACGCCCAGACGGCGGGATCGGCAGGGTGTTTGTCGGGCGCAGAGGGAGCAACCCTCGCAGCCAGAAGCAGGTCGCCTTAGACTCCGGGTGCCCAAACTGCCACGGCTGGATGATCTGGTCGGGCTTGCGGTAGAGGGTGGACATGATGCCGATTGGGTTCTCAATCGCCAGCATGGGCGAGCCCAACCGCGTCATCGCCATGAAGAACTTGACAGCCTCCGCCCTGTAGACCGCCGCCTGTTGTGGCGTGTATTTTGAGCACCCACGACGAAGGTACGTGTTGGACACCGTGAGAAACGTGCATGGCGGATGGCAGATGAGCAGGTCGAATCCCGACCAGTCCTGCGCGAGGCAATCGCCCCGAATGTGCGGACCCGAAACCTTGGTGTCCAGCAGGTCGCACGACACAGCATTGTGGCCGCGAGCGATGAACGCATCGCGGACTTCGCCAGAGTTTTCGCACAGGACGGCAACGTTCACGCCCGAGACCGCGCGCCACGCTCTTCGCGGGTTTCTTCGGCCTCGTCGTGGTCCTCAACGGCCAGGCCCATCAGCGACCCGATCCGATCCCGGTGACGATCCCGTTGTCCACGTACACCCGCCGGCCCTTGAGCTCGTAGGTGAGCACCCGGCTTCGACCCTTGTCGGTCAGAAAGTCGCTGATTTCCTCAGGGGTTCCCCACGCTGCCCAAACCAGAGATTCGCTGTCGCCGACGCGGACCTTCCCTGCGTCAATGCGAGCCCACTCCTCTCCGGAGAACATCGACCGCCGTTCCATTTCGGTCCGCAGGGTTCGACTCGCCCCGAAGGTGCTCTTGGTGTGAGCGTAAGCCCCGGCCAGTTCGTCGTTGGAAGTCGCCTCCAGCGCCTCCCCGCGACGGCTCGCGATCTCCCCGAGTGTGCCATGGCTGCACCCGGCAAGCCCAATGAGCAGGGCCGCCACGATAATCGTCTTCAGGTCCATGGTCGGTATGTTGCCATGCCGGCGGGGAACCGTCAACCGGTTATCGGGCTGCAGCCCGCCGCGAAAGCCCGAACGAAGCCCCCAAGGCCTTGTCAAACGCCCCGGATGCGATCCCGGCCCCCACGGTGTCGCGGATGAGCACGGTGATCTGCTTCCGCCCGTCCGGCCCGGTGGATTCGACCACCTCGGGCTTCTGGCCGGAGGACCGCTGGTCGATCACGTTGACCACCACACCCGCCCCGGCGCCCCGCGGGGCGATCACCCCTTTGGGGAACCCGCCGGACCGGGAGATCTCGTCGAGCACGGGGCCCGACACCCGGATCCCGTCCGCGGCCTTGGCGACGGGGGTGTTGGGCGTCGTTGTTCCCCCGCTCGTGATCGCCTTGCCGATCGCACCCGCGAGGGGCTTAAAGATCAACTCGTTGGCGATCAACGACACCTGCAGCTTGGCGAACGCCCGAATGAGTTCCCCGGCCGCGGCCTTCCCGTCGACCACCAGATCGGCGAACGCGTCCGACATCTGCTGACTGAACCCACGGATCGAAGCCGCGACCTTGGTCCGCAGCGAGTCGTCGACGACCTCGTCCATTTCTTTCTGCAGCCGGGTCAAGTACGCCTTCAGCTGGTCGGCATCGATCCCGCCATCGAAGAAGTTCTGGGTAGCCGCGATCGCCCGGTCCCGGATGGCCCGCCGCGGGTCGAGTTCGCCCGCGATCTTCGACGCCAGTTCCCTGACCTCGGCCAGCTTGGCGATCTGTCGATCCAGGGCCGCGTTGAACCGCTCGATGTTCTCGAGGTCCTTCTTCGTCACGACCTCCGGCAGTTTCACACCCGCGGCCAGTTCGCGCCCGCGGGCCAGAAGCTTGTTCAGTTCCTCGATGCCGGGGATGTGGACGCCCAGTTCCTGCAGCTTGTCGGTCGCCACGCCCAGGTCATCGGCGAGGATCTCCGCGAACGAGGGCCGGCCCTTCGCCGCATCCGCCGCGATCCGGTCCATGGTGATCTGCAGGGCCTTTTCCTGCTCGACGAACTGAGCGAGCATGGCCTCCCAGGCCTCATTCCCGCGGGCCGCGGAAGCCTGCACGGCCGCGGCCGACGCCTCGATGGCGGTGGACGCCTGGGCCGAGACCGTCTGCAGCTGGCTCTCGAACTGACCGAGCCCGTTGATCCCCGCGGTGGCCAGCCCCGGCGCCACGCCCAGCCCGGTCAAGAGACCCGCGATCGCGCCCGCGTTGTTCTTCACGACAGCGACCAGGGCGAGCACCCTCGAGGTCACCCCCTGCACGATGGTCGCCACCCCGCCGATGATCGCCGAGGTGATCGTCTGGATGCCCTCCTTGGTCGCGGTCACGACGTACTCGATGAACGAACCCGCCCGCTCGAAGGCGGTGATCAACCGGGCCACGAAGCGCTGGACCACCTCGAAGTTGCCGATGTACTTCCCGAACTCGAACGCCAGCGGGATCGCCAGGCCCAGCCGCTGGAACGCCCCGGCCAGCGCCGTCACCACGGTGAAACCCGCCTTCATGATCGTGAAGATGGCGCTGAACGCCACCAGCGCCGGCCCGATGCTGGCCGCGATCGCACCGATCAGAATCACCTGGTTCTTTGCCTCCGGCTCGAGCTCGGAGAAGGCCTGGGCAAGCCCGTTCACAAAGCGGACCCCGTCCTCCACGGCCGGCCGGAGGGTTTCAAACGCCTGGATGAGCGCGCCGCCCAGCGGGGCGAGAGCCTTCTGGGTCTGCAGCGCCAGCCGCTCCATGGAATCGGCGAACGTCTTGTTCGTGTCCGCGGCCTTGATACTGGCGATCGAGAGCGCCGCCAGCGGGGCGGTCAGCTTGGCGGTCAGCTTGATCCCCGGCTTCTCGAAAGACTTCTCGACCCGGTCCATGGCGCCCGCAGCCCGGGATGCGAACCGCTCGACCAGCGACCCCGCGGTCGCGACCCCGGTGGTGAACTTGGCCAGGTTGGCGACGAAGTCGATCTGCAGCAGGCCAATGGACGCCATGGGTCACCTCAGGTTGAACCGGCCCCGGCGGGTCCCGGCGGGGAAGCGGAGTGCACGAAGGCACCAAAGGCAATGTCGAACTTGCAAGCAAGCTGCTCGGGGGTCGGAAGCGGGGGAGCCAGCGACCCGAAGAAGTCCCCCGGCTCGAACGGACCACCGGTGCTCTTCCCGCCCACCACGTTCCCGACCATGGCACACAGCACGCCAAAGCGCATGTCCTCGCGCTTCCGCCGCTCGGCCGCGAACTCCTGGCAGAGCGCCAGGTCGGCCATGGACATCATGGAGAACTCGGCCGCCGGCATCCCGAGCTCGACGCGGGCCCAAGCGCGGAGCCGGCCGATCAGTTTCCCTTGGGGGCTTCCTTGGCCTTGTCCTTGTCCTCCGCCGGGGTCATCTGGGCGATGGCCTGGCCGAACCCGCCGACTAGGGCGTTGAAGATCGGGAGCAATTGGCCCGGCTCGAGTAAGTCGGTCTTGGTTCCGGTGGCCGCGCGGATGAACGATCGGACGAACCGGATGCTGAACTCCGGCTTCCGGGCCTCGCCATCGGGGCCCTTCGCCGACATCGCGTTGAGCTTCTCGCCGATCACCGAAATGTCCATGTCCAGACCGACCTCGAGCCGCTCCAGACACCCCAGGTCGAAAACCACGGGCGACGGGAGGCATTGCACGCGTCCGACAAAGAACTGGTCCAGGTCGACGCGGGGGGCCGAGGGAACGGGGGTGGGTGTGCTCATGCCCCACCCTAGCCACCAGAAAACGACAAGGCCCCGAGGCGGTGACCGCGCGCGGGGCCTGGAAGAGAGAAGAAGGGCAATCAGCCGGCGCCGAAGTACCGGCCGATGAATTCGAAGATGTCCTGGGGGCCGCACGAGCCCGAACCGTCGACGTCCGCCCGCGGGCTGCCGGCCTGCCAGGCCTGCCAGGCCGCGAGGAACTCGAAGATGTCCTGGACCGAGCGGGCGCCGTCCTGGTTGAAGTCCCCCGGCGGGGCGGTCAGCGGGGCCGACACGGTGATCTGGTAGACGTCACGCCCGAAGCCGTCGACGACCAGGTCGACCGCGGTGCGATCGCGGGGGAATTCCAGTTGGTCGAGCACGCGCTCTCCTGACACGACGACCTCGGCGCCGGGAAGGACCTGGTAGACCGTCGCCTGGGCGCTCGGCTCGCGGAGGGTCGCGACGGTCACGACCATCCGACCATCGATGGTGCTCGGCCGGAGCCACGCCGCGAACACCGGATCCGCGAACGGGGGCGAAGCGTCGATGGCCACTTCCCCGGGGCCGGCGCCGGGGCCGAGCACGGTGATCGTCCGGTCCGCGGCCAGGGGGGAGCACCACGCCACGCCCACAGCAACCGCGGCCACGAGCATACGGACGGGGAATCGGAAGAGGGATCGCACGGTGGGACCTCCATCAGTAAGGGGAACGGGGGAAATCGGCGGGCCGGCCCGGAGCGTCTAGGCCCCGGGCCGGCCGCCTGCACACGCCGGACAGGGGGATCAGGGGGTGTGGGCCTCGAACACCGGGGCGCCGCTGATGCGGAGCGTCACGTTGCGCCGCATCACGTCGTTGTGGGGGATGGTGTCGCCCAGGTTCCCGACATAGGCCGCGAACGAGACCCGGCGGATCTGGTTGGGATAGACCAAGCGGTAGTTGCGGATGTTCTGGGCCTCGAGGCTCGCGTCCAGTTCCGACTGGTTCGCCGCCCCGGTGGTAAGGAAGTTCATGGTCGCGGTGACCTCGCCCGCGGTCTTGAAGGTTGGGAGGACCTCCTCGTAGCCGTTGGGCGAATCCATGTGGGTCGCATCGGCGAAGTTCTGCCCCCGGTTCGGACCGCTCAGGTCGACGATCTCGGAGATTTTCAGGAAGGTGCCCGGGGTGGTCGAGGACTCGATCCACAACGCGGCCTTGAAGCCGGTAGTGGCCTGGGTGGCGGACATGGGATGCTCCAGATCTGGTCCATGTTCACACCGAAGGCGGGGTATTGGCCCAAAGCAAGAAGTCCAGGGAGCACCCGTGCAGATTGAGTTCGTCGTCGAATTCGGCCCGGTCCGCGTCGAGCATCACGCTGGAGAACTCGACGCCCGGGTCGCTCTTGATCGCGCCCGCGATCCCGTGCAGCCCGTCGAGCACCGCGGTGACGCGGTCGGCCAGAGCGCGGGCATCGAGGAACCGCCGGGACCAGCAGTCGATCTGCAGCCGGATCTGCGACAGGCCCGATGGCCCGTCCGAAGAATGAACCGGCGCGGTGCTGATCCGCCGGTACACGGCCGATGGATAGATCGGTCGCTCGGGCAGTTCGCCCGCGTAGACCCGGTCCGAGATCAACCCCGCAATGCCGGCATCGCTGACCAGTGTGTAACGGATGGCTTCTTCTGGGCTCACGCGGACCGCCTCCTGGCCGCGAGCTTGGCGGTCTCGGCCGCCACCTCCCGCCGCATCCGCCCCTCAATCGTCTTCAGGGCGACGAACTTCTTCGTGTCAAACGCCGGCCGCATGAACGGTTGAGCCTTGGCGCCGGGGTGCTTCAGGCCGCTCGCGATCCCGCGGACCAGCCGCGATCCCTTGCCCACCGAGTGGGGTCGGGTGCCGAACTCGACGAAGTGGGCATAGGCCCGCGCGGACCTGGCCACCTTGCCCCGCTTCTTGGCGATCAGCACAACAGCGCGGTGCTCGACCGGCCGGCCCTTCCCGTCGCGGAACACCCCGCGGGTCTGAGCCACGATCGACTTCTTGAGGTGACCGCCGCCCTTGATCTTCCGGACCGGAGCCAGGTTCCGGGCCTCGTCGCGGACCACGCCCGCGCCCTCGAGCAGCGACCGCCGGACCGCCAGACCGCCGATCCGCTCGGGCAGCGCGGCCAGTGTCCGCCGCAAGTCCTGGAGCCCGATCACGCGCTGGTCGACCCGGACCGCCATCACACGCCCCCATTGGCCAATGGACCGCCGGTGGTAACCGCGGTGCTCGAGCACTTCAGCAGCAGCGAGACCCGCCGGCCTTCCTCGACGACGTCCTCGATCTCGTACCGCTCCCCGTCGAACACCACCTGCATCGCCGAAGTCACCCCCGGCCGGTAGACGATGCGGAAGGACACCGAGCGCCGGGGGGACGTCTGGTCGCCCTCGAAGGTGTCCGAGCCCGGCTGAGAGATCACCTCGGCCCAGGGCCGCCCGACGACCGACCACGCGCGGAGGGGCTGCCCGGCCGCATCGGTGGTCTGGGCCTGGCTCTCGATCACGATCTGCCGATCCCGCTTGCCGGCCCGCATGGACTACCTCAGTTTTCCCGGCCAGAGTTGCCCGAGAAGGGCCTTCAGACCCAGCGCCAGTTCCGCCTGGATGGTCCCGGTGAGCACGGCCTCCCGGTTCTCGAACCAGTGTGCCGCGAGCAGCTGCACGGCCTGCTTCGCCCGCGGGTCGACCTCCGCGGGATCCCCGTAGCCGGCCTCGTATTCGACGCGGACCCCGTTCACCCGGCCCGCCTGGGCCGAAGGCCAGGTCTTGGTCGGGGCTAGGCACAGAAGCCCCGGCTCGGAGACGTCGTCCAGGATGTAGGTCGCTGGATCGAGCGTGATGTCGGTCCCGGCATCGTCGTAGTACTTGACGAAGTACACCTCGATCGCCCGCGGGAGCGGGAGCTCGATCGCCCCGCCTGCATCCGGGAACGCGTCCAGCAGCGCACGCACCCGCCGCTTCACAAACGCCCGCTCGGCCTGGTCCTCGCACCAACGGACCGCCGCATCCAGGGCGACCTGGATGCGGGAGTCCTCGAGGGAGTGGTCCACGCGGAGCCACTCCTTCATTTCCGCGAGGGTCACCGGGCCCGCGGCCGGCGCGGTGACCTGCTGAAGTCGGTAGGTCTGGGACATTTACGCCTTGCCCTTGTTCGCGCGAGCCGCCGCGCGAGCCGCGGCCTTGGCCGCCTTCTTCTCGGCCTTGGTCATCCGCGGGGGAACCTGGGACTCCTCACCGGTTTCGCCCTCGGGATCGCCTTCGGGTTCACCCTCGGGAGCGCCTTCGACGTCGCCCTCGTTGGTTTCGACTTCCTCGATGTCCTCGTCGCCTTCGGCATCAGCGTCCGGCGCCGGCTTGGAAGGGGCCGCCCCGCCGAGTGGTATGGACCCTCCACCCGGCGGGGTGCCCGGACGCTTGGTGTTGGCCAGACCCGGCCGCTTGGTGGAGCGGTCATGGGTGGGCTTGCTCTTCTGGTCGTCGTGCAGCACGGCCAGACCGCCATCGATCCAGCGGGCCGCCTCGGCGTCGTCCATGAGGGACGTCTCGCCCGCGGTGATCGAAACCTGAACGCCGGCCTCGATGCCGGACGCGCTGCACAAGTGCTTCACGACTTTCATGGGGGTCCTTTGAAAGGGGGCCAAACCGAACCGAACCGAGCAAAACAGAACAGAAAACAGAACAAAGACCCGGCCGGGGCTTTCGCTCCGGCCGGGGTTGGGGGTTGGATCAGGCCTGCTTCATGCACTTAATCGGGAAGTTGCCGGTGTTCACGAAGCCGCCGCCGAAGCGAGCAAACCCGATGAACCCGACCTGCCCGTTGGCGATGAACAGCTGGTCGGCGCGGTAGATCGCCAGACCGAGGACCTCGCGGGTCTTGTAGTGGCGCATCGCGCCGAACACCGCGGTGACGGCGCCGGTGGTCGGGGCCGCGGCCATCTTCGAGAAGATCTGCCAGGGCTTGCCCCAGAGCGACCCGGGAGCCATCTGGGTGGGCTCGGTGAGCAGGTACCGACCGGTGGTGTCCTTCAGCAACCGGATCACCTTCAAGATGCCATCGCTGAATGCGTACCGCGCGGTCGGATCGTCCCGATACGCGGGGTCCACCGAGTGCTGCAGGCTCAGGAGCTCATCGGCGGTGATGAGGGTCGCCGAAGCGGTCGTCACGCCGATGCCCGAGCCCGCGTTGAGCGCGGTGATGATGCCCTCGGGCTGAGTGGTGCCGTTGCCGGTGGTCCAGTGGGTGTTGGTACCGCGGCCGAGCCGCTCGGCGAACGCATCGCGGATGTGGGCCTCGATGTTGACGGCATTGTCCTGCAGCAGCTGCATGGACACCTTCAACATGCCGGTGGTGTACATGTACGTCTTGATCACCTTCTGGGCGAAGGTCAGATCGGTCGCCGCGCCGGCCGCCGCCGCTTCGCCGACGATGGTCGCCTCGACCGCGGTGTCGTCGTGGGAGCCGAAGGGCAGATCGGCGCCGGAGTCGCCGGTGAAGTGCTGAGCGCCCGCCTGCCGGATGCCCTGGTAGGCGAGCATCGCCTTGGAGATCTCGGCCTGGAAGAGGGGGGCCACGGTGAAGCCGCCGGCCGCGCCGGTGCCAACGGCCTGGTCGCGCTGCTCGCGACGACCGGGTCGACCGGCGCCGCCCGGGAGCAAGGCCCGGACCTCGTCGGGAAGCTGGACCGCCCGCGAACGGAGGATGGACCGCTCCTCCTCGGTGCACTCGGCCAGGCCGAATCGGAGGTAGGAGTCGTACGCCGCGCGGTACTCGTCCATGATCTCCTGGGAGGTCTTGGACCGATCCAGCCCGGCATCGCCAGACCCACCCGGCTGCCCGGGGGCCGAGCGCCGCTCGCCGCCGCGGCCGGCCGCGGTTTCGAGTTCCTTGATGCGGGAACGGGTCCGCTCCTCGCCCTCGAGCGCCTCGATTTGCTTGTCGATCTCGGTGACCTCGTCGAGGATCTTGTCGGCCTTGCCGGTCTCCTCGGCGGTCATCGACCGCTTTTCCTTGTCGGCCGCATCGCGGATGGCGCGGGCCTCGGCAATCAGCTTCAGCTTCTTCTCACGGAGTTCCTTCAGGGTCATGTTCGTGCTTCCAGTTGCCCGGAAGCCACTGCCCAGAACTACAGCACCGCCGGGACCTGGTGAGGTCCTGAGCGGCCTGTTGATCCGTCACGGAACGTCGGCTGCTGCCCCGCCTGGCAAGCCCTGGCATCACGCCGGCTCGCCCGCGGTCTTCTGGATGGAATGCCCCATCAAACCCACCTTGGGTCGCGGGGTCAATGCCCCGCCCCGGCAGGTGACCGGAGCGGGGCCTCTCTCAAACCCGGGGATTGCCCGTAATGCCCCTCCGCCGCTGCAGCGCCGGAGGGGCCACTCGCGAAAAAAGTATTATGACGTCGAACCCGCCGCGGCCAGTTGCCGCTCGGCGGGGCTCATGGTGATTTCAGCGATGCGGAGACGGAACCGGGTGTCGGCCTCGCGGGCGATCGCCTGATCGCGGGTCGCCTTGGCCTCCGCGTAGGCGTCCAGGGATCGGACCCCAACCGTCGCCTCGTTGTAAGCGGGGTTGACCACCGGGGAGACGTCGAACAGATCCGCCTCGATGACGGTCCGAACGTCGAGTTCGCCCCTGGCGGTCGCCCAGTTCCACTCGTCCTTTCGGGCCCGGAACGCAAACGAGCTCGAGCGGATGTCCCCGCGGCCGACCAGGACCGAAATGTCCTTCCCCGCACTGGTGTCGGGGACCTGGCACTCGTAGCGCAGGCCCTTCTCGTCCTCGTAGACGTCCAGGGTCTTGGCCGACCGCCGGCCCAGCAGCTGCAAGCCGCCGGAGTGCTCGACGACACAGACGACGTCGTCGCCCCGCTCGAGGGAAGCCCGGAACGCCCCCGGCCGGATGATCTCGATGAACTGGCCCCAGATGGGCTTGGATCGAACGTTGAACACCGCGGCATAGCCGAACAGGGTCGCGGGCTTCCCGGCCTCGCCGGCGCGGATGCCCATCGGCAGGCCGGCCGCGAAGTCGAGCCGGATCTCCCGGTTTTTATCAAGGGCGTGCTGTTTGCTCATGCGTTCACTCCAACCGCCGCCTGGACCTTGGACTGCACGGTCCGGAGATCGGCCGCCGAATCGATGGCCGGCCTGGCTCCTTCCCACCCCGACAACGTAGCCTCGAGGGCCGCCGGATCCACGGTGGCCAGTTCATCCCGCGATCGCTTGCAGTGGGCGTCCGCGAGCTCGCCCACCAGACCCGCCACATCGAGCGTCAGGCCCGCGGAAGCCTTCACGGCCGCGGCCATGGACTCGATGATCGGGAACACCACCCCGCGAACGTGATCCCGGTGGTCGGGATAGAACCCCTCCGCCCAGGCCTTCGCCCCGCCGCCCTTGGCGCCCCGCCTGGCCCGATCGACCTCGATGCGGACCACCGAGCGGTAGGCCGCCTCGAGCACGGGGCGGAACCCCTCGACGACCGCGGTCGCGACCAGGGCCGAGCGGGCGCCGGCCTCGGCCGGGGTCGCGGGGGGCTGCTTCGGATCGCCCGCCGCCGCGGCCATGGCCATCCGGTCCGGGGTGGTCATGTTCGAAGGGACGAGGTAGACGTCGCCGATCTCCGCGGGAAGCGGGTTCCGGCCCTCCATGCGGAGGATGTCGTTGGGCGAGAGCCAGCCCCACTGCCGGCCGATCGCGTAGGAGTCGTACCGGTCCTTCAGCCGGCCCCGCCGAAGCTCGGCCTCGTTGTGCTCGAGCCGGTACCGCATCATCTGCTCGGCGGTGAACAGCTTCCGCCGGCCCTCGCCCTCCCAGCGCCGCATCCACCCGCCGAGCGAGTCGTCGGCATATTGAGCGTTGATCTCCTCGACGTTCCCGAAGGTCGAGCGGGAGTGGTCGGCCACCTTCTGGGGCGGTACCCGGAACCACCGACAGATCTCCTCGACCTGGAAACGCCGGGTCTCGAGGAACTGCGCTTCGTTGTTGGGCATGGAGTACGGGGAGAACTTCATCCCCTCGGCGAGGATGGCCACGCTCCCCGCGTTGTCAACGCCCGAATACAGCCGGTTCCACGCGGTCCGGATGGTGTCCTGAGCCGCAGGGCTTAGCTTGTTGGGGTGCTCGAGCACGCCCCCGGGCCTGGCCCCGTTCCCGAAGAATGCCGCGCCGAACCCGTCCGCGGCCGCGCTGAGGCCGAAGCTCTCCCGGGCCATCCGCACAACCGACCACCCCATGGTCCCGTCGCCGCCAAGGCACTTGAGGTGAATCACGTCCTCGGCGGGGATGCGCGCCGGCTTCCGCCGGCCCTCGGGGTCCTGGTACGAGTAAACGATCCGGCCCCACGCCCCACGGTCATAGACCCGCATGGGAACGCAGTTCCCGCTCAGCAGGGGCCAGACCTCGACCGGCATGCCGGCGCCGTTGCGAACGACCTCGAGGTAGCCGTTCCCCCAGAGAAGCATCTGGGCGGTCGCGGTTTCCCGGAGGATCATCGCGTCCATTTCCGGGTTGGGCTCCACGTTGAGCAGCCGGTATGCAGGCTGATCCGGCGCCGGCCGGGACTCATCGGGGCCCAGGTCCTCGAGCACCTCGAGCGGGATCTTCGCCAGGTCCTCCGACAGCACGCGCACGCAGGCGAACACCGTCGCGATGGTGACCGCGGTCTGGGGGTTGATGGCGATCTTGGTCCGGGTGGGCCCGGCGCCCAGCAGCACCGAGAGCCACTCCGCGGGGTTGGTCAGGCCGGATGTTTCGCCGGACCGCTTCTCGATGCCCAGGATCCGCTCGAGCACACTGGCCATGGACTAGCCCTCGCTGCCGGGGGGGTTCTCGGCCGGCGCCGAAGGGGCCGCGGCCCGGGGAAGCCGCATGCTGAGCACCCCGAAAACCAGCAACACCAGCCCGCCAAAGACCAGCGCCGCCGGCGGATACGCCCACCACAGACCCGCCGCGGCCGAAGCCACGCCGGAGAAGATGAAGAGGTCGGTCCGCCAGTTCACAAGGTCGCTCCGGGAGCCTCGTACATCGAGGTCTGGTCTTCAGCCAGCGTAGCCCGAGCAATTCCCATGATCGATGCGACCACACCGTCGATGCGGCCGATGCTCTTGTTCTTGACCAGCTTCACGTTGTCGTTGGCGTCGACGATCGCCTTGGCGTTGGCCGCCATCCACCGGAGCACCGGGTTTCCACCGTGCACGAGCCGTCGCTGCAGCACCGCGATGAGCAGCGCCTTGGTCGGCTCGCTCATGTGGCCGATGTTCTGGGGGAACTCGATCGCGTTGACGCCATGGTCGGTCAGTTGAATCGCCAGCTGGGTCGCGGAGTAGGGGTCATAGGCCACGTCCACCACCTCGAAGTCGCGAGCATCATCGAGCACGCTCGCCTGGATGAACTCGTAGTCGACGACGTCCCCGGGGGTCGCGACGATCAACCCGTCCTTCACCCATCGCTCGAATGGAACCTTGTCGCGCTTGGCCCGCTCCGCCAGACCCTCCTCGGGGATGAAGAACGTCGGGACCACCACCAGCTTCTGGTCGACCTTAAACACCTTCACCTTGGCGGTGATGTCGTACCGCTTCGAGAGGTCGAGCCCGATCCAGCACTTCTGACCCTTGAGGGCCTCGAGGTCAATCGAACCCTTGCACTTGTCCCACTTGTCCATCGGCATCCACCGGACCGCCTGCTCGGTGCGGATGTTGAGGTGGTAGCGCTTGAAGGCGTTCTCGAAGGCCGGCTTCTCGACCGCCTCGCGGTGTTGGGCCTCGATGAACGCCGGGTCGAGCGAGATCCCGTAGCCGGGGTTGGCCAGCTTCCAGACCTCGAGGGAGTGCCAGTCGTCCTTCGGGCCGGCCTCGTAGATGACTGGGAGATAGTCGTCCGCGACCGCCGAACCGTCCGCCACCCGGTGCGCGTAGTCGTCCTCCTCGGCCCAGAGCGAGTTCGGGTCCCACCCCGCGGTGGTGGTGATCACCGTCATGGGCTGCATGCGGGCGCCCTGGGCGGTGGTGAGCTTCTCCCAGAGTTCCCGGTCCTCCCACTCGTGCAGTTCGTCGATCAGGAGCCCGTGCACGTTGAGCCCGTCCTTGTTCGACGACTCGGAGCTCAGCGCCGAATAGACCGACATCGTCCGCGGGATGACGATCGCGTTGGTCATGACATCGCAGAGCTCCATGAGCTCGGGCGCCGATCGGACCATCTGCGCGCAGTCTTTGTACGCCAGCTTGGCCTGCTCTTTTCCGTTGGCCGCGGAGTAGACCTGGGCCCCGCCCTCCCCGTCGCCGAAGGTCAGCAGCGCCGCCTGGCCGGCCGCGATGGCGGTTTTGCCATTTTTCCGGGGGACCTTCCAGTACTGCTTTCGGTACCGCCGGAACCCGTCCGGCCGCTTCCAGCCATAGGCCCGCCGGATCGGGCCCAGCTGCCACTCGGCCAGGTCGAAGGGCTTCCCCGCGGACCGGCCCTGGTAGTGCCGGAGGTACTTGGAAAAGAACCCGGACGCCCAGTCGGCCGCGGCCACATCGAACGTGTAACCCTTCCTGAGGAGTTCACGGTCGCGCCGGAGTTGCACCTCCGAGCCCTGCATGCCCGGGTCCACGGGCGCCGCGGGCTTGCGCTTTGCCGGCTTCATCCAGACCTCACCAGCGCGAGGCCATACCTCGGGGCCGCGGCCGGCACGGTGCCGGCGCTGAGGCGATCGCGGACCGCGAGCGGGTCGACCTTCGAGGTCTGGTCGTTGGCCACCTGGATGCGGGTCCGGGCCGCCGGGGTCTGGCCGAACTCACGCTCGATGATCAGGAGCTCCCGGTTCAGCTTCCGGAGGTTCGAAGACTCCGGCCGCTCGGCGATCCGAACCACGTTCCCCTCCGCGTCTTTGATCGGGTAGACCGCGGAGACCTTGATCGCGTCCCGGGCCTTCAACCACTCGGCGAACAGAACGCAGTAGCGCGCGAGCACGAGGACGTCGACCGACCGGGCCAGCTTGGATGCGACCAAGGGTACGATCGCCTCGTCCCAGATCTCCCGGGCCTTCCCGTCGACCCACGCCGGCGGGGTCAGCGACGCCGCCGGGGGGGGCTCTGGCTCGTTCTTGGGGAGCGGGCGATGCCCGGGATTACCCGCGAGCTTCACCAGCGCCGTCGGCTTCTTGGGGGGTCCTCGTCGTCCCATTGGGGGACACCCTAGCCCGGGAACGTACCAACCGGACGCGGACCTCGAAGCCCAGCGCCTCGGCGATTTGCACCTGACGCTCGAGGGGCATCTCCCGCCGGCCGCCCAGCCAGGCGGAGATCCAGGGCTGCAGCACCCCGGATCGGCGAGCGACCTCGGACTGGCCGAGGTCGTCGATGATCGGGCGGAGTTGTTCCTTCAGGTCCATAACGTGAGGTTATGCCGGCATGGCATGGAACTCGACCATTGCATCGACGTAGGCGTCGACGGACGCCGCCCGGTGCCGGCGCTTGAACACCGGCACGATCACCCCCCGCTCCTTCATGAACCCGACCGCGACCGCCACCTGGGTGAAGGGCAAGCCCGACGCCGCGACGATCTCCTCGATGGTCGATCCGCCGGGGCCGGCCTCGTCGAAGCGCCGCGCCACCTCGGAGAGCGTCCCGAGCTCGCACCGGTGGATGTAGGGCCGGCCGCGGAGCGGGGTCACGATGTGAATCAAGAACTTCCCCTCGACGACAAACCGCTCCTGGCTCATCGCCCACCCCCGATCGCCGCGGTGACCGCGACCGGGGACTTCTTGCTGGTCTTGCTCATGGGGAACTCCAACTTGGGGTGGGAATCCCGCCACACCTCGTGGCGGGGAATGCGGCCCGAGCGGTGTCCCGCGCGGGTGCGGGTTTCAGCGCGAGCGGACGATGGTCAGTTGGAACTCGGACCCATCTTCCATCTCGATCACCAGCCCCGAGTCGCGGGTCAGCAGCCCGCGATCCTCGAAGGTGCAGACGGCGGTGATGTCGTCGGCCAAGTCGGCGCACTCGGCGGCGGGGTCATCGGCGTCGTCCCGTGCGTCGAGCAGGGTTTGGATGATCTCGATCAGTCGGTCCTGAAGTGTCTCTGTGCTCATGCGTGTGCTCCGTTAAAGGTGTGTGGGGTGGGGGTGTCTTGACCGCCTCGGGATCCATGTTGCTCAAGAAGGCGACCGCGTTGATCAGGTCGCCGCGCGTCGTCCCAAGTGACCGAAACCGCCCCCGGGAGATACCGGGTCCTGCAAGCGTCGGCCAACCGGATGAGCGACCAGTATCCCCCCATGCCGTTGTACGCCTCGGCCGCGGTGACATCGAACCTCGCCACCACCTGGTGGGCCGCGTCGTAGGCCACGGCCCTCCGGGTGCTCGAGGGGGTCAGCCCCGCGAGCTTGAGTGAACCACAGAAGCGGCACCTCTCCCCGCCGCAATAGACGCCGCATCGTTCGGTGCTCATCGGACACCCCCGAGCATCCGAGCGAACCGGACCGCCGCGGCCAGCCGCGGGAACGTCCCGAGGACCTCGTCGCTCCGGTGCTTGTGCACGTAGAACATCGAGTCGTCCGGGTTGAAGGTGATCTGCCGGCCGGCCACCGAGCCCTGGTCGACCGCGATCAGCCCGTTCGAATGCCGCTTGATCTTGATGGGTTGACTCTTCACGACACGCTCCTGGAACACCCCACCCACCCGAAGCCGCGGGCCGCCGGTTTCCCGGGGGCCGCGGGGAAGATCAGACCTGGGCGTCGGCCACCACCCGATATGCCCCCTCGAATTTGGCTTCCCATCGAATCGCGACCAAGTTCTGCAGGCGGGTCGCCGCGGACCGATCGTCGGTCCACCAGTAATCCGTCCGGCCCGCCCGCGTATCGACCACCAGGAACTTCCCCATCGCGCTCCGGACCAGCGTGTCTGCCGGCTCGGTCTCCGGCCAAGGGTTGATCCCCATGGCCTGGGCGAGCGAGCGGAAGTGGTCGAGGACTGCGTCGTTCATTGGCGGGCTCCTTTGCACCCCCCGGTGCGTACCCCCAAACTATAACGCGGGGTTCTAGCCCGGCCACCATTCGGGCTCGGATCCAAGCACGATCAGCATGAAACCGGGGGGCCCGCGGAGGGCGTTAGCCATCGGTCCCGGGGGGATTTCAAAACCTGCGGGCGCGCATATGGAGG